AAAAAAATTATAAACATCCACAGGAAAACTATTGTGAAACGAATTCGTTGTAATGTCAAAATATTTAAAAGCGATTACACCAGTTAAGGATCCGTCTTTGGCTTTTGCTTGTGAAAAGTCAAAAACGTTTCCTCTTCTCCATAAGGCTTTAATATCTGAAATACAGTCTGACTTCGTCAGTCCCTGTAAATTACTAAAAGAATTCGTTGTCAAAAATAATAATTCTGAATTAAAAAATTTTGTATCCTTTAACTTGGCATCAGCACAGTCCAAAGGAAGCTTCACAGGAGAAACCATATTTATTATGGTTCTCCATTGAGAAACTCCCTGTTGGCCGACATCGTCCATGTAAAAGATAGGCTCATTGTTGTATGTATCATAGAAATCTTTTCCATCATCCACTGATTTTACAACATGAGAGTAGGCTGGCATCTTCAGGCTCTTCAATAAGGGTAACATAGTATAGGATTTCAAAGTTCCTGGCGGGCCTTCAAAAACGAAACAAGTAGGTTCTACTCTACTCATTTCCCCGTATGCTTTTACTACTTTACCCATACGCAGAACAGCCTCAAAAATATGTCCTACTCCAGCATGTCGTCTTGCCCAAGAAAAGAAATCAGGATCACTCTCAGCAGTATTCAAAAAGTCAGTCACAGCGTGTCTAAACAACACGTCGCTCATAATTTTAGGATTCTGCCGATACTGATCAACTAACTTCTTCCCCTTGTCCAAAACTAAATGATGTTTGGTCACGTTGATTTTGTTAGTAAAAGAATCAAAGATTTCCACAATTTGAGTAGGTAGTTTATCTTTTATAAAATCATAAACACAGCTAAATAAATCGGATAGCCAAATAACCAATGAATGATAAACGCCAATATCATCTAAGAACTTTACGTTCGTGAAAGTAGAGGCTCTTTTAATCAATTCATTTATCTTGTTCGGTAAAAACATGCTCAAACCAGCCATCAACAATCCGTCAATAGACTCTTTCTCAAAAGTCAATTCACGTAAAGTAAACAACTCAATAACTATTTTGATAAAACTAGTTAATGAGGGGTGATCGGATAACGTCTTTATACTCAACAAGACATTAGCTAATGTCAGCAGCGTTGGTTTAGTTAGGTATTTATCACTAGAATGTTTAAGCTCCGAAAGTTTATTTAATGCATTCAACAAAATTTTCAAGCCATCAGCAGCACCAAAAAGAGTATCGAAAACCGACTCCGCTTTAAACCGGCGCACAGCTTTTGCCACACTCTTAGTGCAACCACCAATGACTTTATATTTCACGGTATCAAAAGAAATAATTTTCCCTTGAACTTGTATGAACACACTTCGAGAAACTTCTTTACGAACCATACTAGAAGAATATAAAAAATAGTACTGAGTTTTGGATGACTTTCCTTGATTAATTTCATTATTAAGACTTTTCATTTTTGTTTTTTTTAAAGGAACGCTTTCATCCATTCGACCGGATTAAGCTTAGGTTACATTTATCAACATGAGAAGTACCATACGTTCTCAATTAAATGTATTTAACCTTATAAAAGAATAAAAGAGGAGTT